ATTCAGTCGAAGACTGGTAAAGACGCTCAGGAAAACATCTTCATGAAGAAGGTGGTTGCGATCTTCCGCAGCTACCCTTTCTTCTTCAAGCCCATCCAGGACGGCACTACGAACCCGCGTATGGAGCTAGCTTTCCGTGAGCCTTCGAAGCGAATCACGAAAAACAATAAGACATCTTACAGAGGTGACGCGCTGAATACAGTCATCAACTGGAAGAACACCACGAACAACGCATACGACGGTGAGAAGTTGCACATGCTGTACTTGGACGAGGCGGGTAAGTGGGAGAAGCCTACAGACATACGTGAGGCGTGGAGGATTGAACGTACCTGCTTGATCGTTGGTAAGCGAATAGTCGGAAAGGCTCTCGTGGGCAGCACTGTAAACCCCATGAACAAAGGGGGAGAAGAATACAGGGGTCTGTGGCAAGACTCAGATCCCAACGAAAGAAATAATAACGGTCGAACAAGATCTGGACTGTACAGAATCTTCATCCCCGCATACAAAGCGCTAGAAGGTTTTTTTGATAAGTATGGCAACGCGGTTATAGACAACCCTCCAAATCACACACCTGGGACTACTAGGCGTATAAGGTTTCGGGGCGACATCATAGGTATAGACGGGGAGGTTATAGATCAGGGCAGTAAGTCCTATTTAAAAAACGAACGGGAGTCCTTCAAGGACGACCCTTCTGAGCTCAATGAAATTATCAGGCAGTTCCCATTCACTGAAGATGAAGCTTTTAGAGACAGCATAGAAGGTAGCCTTTTTAATATTGGTAAGATATACCAGCAGATAGAGCACAACGACTCCTTGTATCCTAACCCAATAGTTAGAGGAAACTTTGTGTGGAGGACAAAAGACGAAGAGGTGGTTTTTTCACCAGATCCAAACGGTAGGTTCCGAGTAGCTTGGCTACCACCCGACCACCTCAGAAACAACAAGGCTGATGAACGAGGCAAACGAGTCCCACCGAATGGTCACATAGGCGTAGGCGGAGTTGACTCCTACGATCTTGACGCTACTGTGGACGGTAGAGGCTCGAAGGGTGCGCTGCACTTGTACAACAAGTTTAACATGGACGTGCCGCCTAACATGTTTGTTGTGGAGTACGCTTCCCGTCCAGATCTGGCTAGCATCTTTTATGAAGACGTATTGATGTGCGCGTTCTTTTACGGGTATCCACTACTTATAGAAAACAACAAGTACGGAATCGCAAGATACTTTGAGTCAAGGGGTTACGACGGTTACTTAATGGATAGGCCAAACCATTTAAAAAACCCAAATGCCTCTTCTAACGTCAGGACAAAAGGCATACCCTCTAACTCACAAGACGTCATTCAGTCTCATGCTCAGGCTATCGAAGCTTACATCCACGATCATGTCGGGGTGAGAGCCGAGTCTGGAGAGATGGGGCACATGCTTTTCAATAGAACGCTTGAAGACTGGATAGCATATAAGATTGATAAAAGAACTAAGTTTGACTTGACGATTAGCTCTGGCTTGGCCCTTCTTGCCGCTCAAAAGGCAAAGAAAGAAAAACCTAAGTCAGACTTCAATGACAAGAAGTTTTTCAGGCGATATAAGCCAAAAGTCTGGCACTCCTAGTTTTACTATATTTGCATTGAGTTAAAATAACTCTACCATTGCAGATGTATAGTAACAATAAAAAATCTTCTAACTTCCCTGACCCCTTAGCTCCCTCTGAGGAAAAGCAAGGAAAGAAGTATGGTCTTAGCTATGCCAAGGCCATATACAACCAGTGGGGGAAGATGGATCAGCAGAACTCAGCATATGGGAATCGGCGCAGGACTTTTGAGAAAAACAGAAGGTACGCAAACGGAACGCAAGACACGGCTATCTACAGGTCGCTTCTTACTTCTCTGGATCCTAACAATGGCGATGGGAGCATGCTCAACCTGGATTTCACTCCAGTTCCTATCCTCCCTAAATTCGTAAGAATCGTTGTCAACAAGATCCTGTCTCTAAATCCGTATCCCAATCTGGAGGCCATCGACCCTCTTTCTTCGTCTGAAAAAGACCTTGAGAAAAAAAAGATGGAGTTCTCGGTAAAGGCAAAAGAGTCTTTACAGGGGATTAAGAAGGGTCTCGGCATTGAGATAAACGGAGACCCAGATCAAGTTCCCGACACTCTTGAAGAGGCTGAGATATTTATGGACGCGAATGTGAAAGTCTCCTCGGAGATAGCCGCTCAAATTGCAACAAACCTCACGCTTGAGTGGAACGACTTCAATGATTCTATTCTCCGTCGATGCGTCAACGACTTAGCGGTCCTGGGTATGGCTGTAGTTAAAAGAGACAACGACCCTCAGTACGGATTAAAGACGAGTTACGTAGACCCAGGTAATTTCATACACAGCTTTACAGAAGACCCTAACTTTGGAGATCTGGTTTATGCTGGACAGGTGAAGCACATTCCAATTCAGGAACTGAAGCGAATTGCGGGTGATCAGTTTACCGAAGAGCAGTACAAGACTATAGCCCAGAAGGCTCAGAAGAAGTACGGCTACGATGCTGGGAAGCTGTCTCAGTCTTCATACGACAGGGCGAACAACGTTTCCAGATTCGGATATGATGAGTACATGATAGAGGTCCTGGACTTTGAGTTCATGGGGGTTGATTGCGAATACTACGAGTCTAAAGAAAGCCGCTATGGAAATGTGGGCTTTTACGCAAAGGGTGAAAACTACAAGGCCCCAATCAATTCTGTGTTCAACAGAGAAGTCAGCAAGTTAGAGACTTCATCTGTTTATGGTGGGTGTTACATCCTGGGGACTGACTTCTTGTTCAGCTACGGCAAGAAGAACAACATGCCCAGGAATATTCATGACATTTCTAGGACAAACCTTTCTTACTCTGTTTGCGCCACCAACCTCTTGGACATGATGCCAAAGTCCATGGTGGATAGCTGTATAGGCTTTGCGGATCAGCTTCAGTTGACTCACCTTAAGATTCAGCAGGCTGTAGCAAAAGCCAAGCCTGATGGCATCATCATTGATATTGAAGGTTTGGAAAACGTTCAGCTTGGAAATGGAGGTGAGCTTCAACCGCTGGATCTCCATGATATCTACGAGCAGACGGGCGTCTTCTATTACAGAAGCAAGAACCCAGAGGGCGGATTCCAGAATCCTCCAATCAGAGAGATTGGAAACAGCATCCGAAACATTAACGAGCTCATCGGCTTGTACAACCACTATCTCCGTATGATCCGTGACGCTACGGGAATCAACGAAGTCATGGATGCTTCTACGCCTAAGTCGGATTCGCTGGTCGGTGTAAGACAACAAGCCTTAGCCGCAGCCAACAACGCGATATACGATATCACAAATTCTTCTATGGTTCTTTACAAGAAGGTATGTTCTGATATTGTGAAGTGCGTTCAGGTCATTCACCCAGAAGCCGTTCTTTACAAGATTTATGAGAACGCCATAGGAAAAGAAAACATGAAGGTGCTTAGTTCCTTCAGAAACCTGGCTATGTACAACTTTGGCGTAAAGGTTGTCAAGGACATGGAGGAAGCCGAGCGACAGTACCTTGAACAAAACATTCAGGTGGCACTCGGTCAGAAAGAGATAGATCTTGAGGATGCGATTGCTGTAAGGCAGCTAAAAGACTTGGGTCAGGCCGAGCGCCTTTTGATTGTTCGCAGAAAGAAGAGAATGGCGCAGAACCAACAGATGGCTATGCAAAACTCTCAGCAGCAATCCCAGGTCCAACAGCAGTCGGCCCAGGCTGCTTCTCAGGCTAGACAGCAAGAGATGCAGATGGAAGCACAGATTAAAGCTCAGGAGATGCAGCTCAAGGCTCAACTAGAGGCTCAACTCGAACAAGTAAAGCACGGATTCAGAAGGGAGATCGAAATGATTAAAGCCCAGGCGACCCTCGGATTCAAGGAAGACGACAAGAACTTCAAGGAGAAGCTTGAGGTGCTGAAAGAGGATAGAAAAGACGAGAGGGTAGTAAAACAGGCTGACGAGCAGAGCAGGCTGATTGATCAACGACAAAACAAAACAGAAGAATAATGGCGTCTAACATAAACCTAGATACATCACAAAGAGTGGACATCACTTGCCGAAAGGGCGACACCTTTTCTTTAAGGCTGACCGTAACTGACGCTGATGATGTTGCGAACTTTGAGAATGGTCACATCTTCCGAATGGAAGTCAGGGACTCTGACACAGGAGATCCTGTCGCGAATACCGCCGACCCCGCTGTGAACTTCACGATTACAGTGACGGCAGACGATGACGACGTTACAGCAAAGTATGTCGATCTCACCCTATCTGCGGACACAATGAAGACCATGCCTTCTGGTTTGTATG